CCTGCTGAATCTATTTGACCTAAAGCAATTGTAAAACCATTTACAGAATCGATATCACTTACATTATCAAATGTTGGAATAGCTGCGTAAGCTTGTAAATTTCTTGCATCGGACCCACCTGTTCCTGCAGAAGTTACTTGTGGTGCTCCTCTTAATCTTACAACATCTCCAGCTTTTCTTTGATGATCTTCTGAGTAAATATTTACATAAGTTGTTCCACTATAAATAATACTTGTGAAAGGATTTGGATTTAATAAAATTAAACTTGCAACGGATGCTCTTTGTGGTCTAGGATTAAATAAAGCTATTGGATCTGAACCAACAGGTTTTGGAGAAAGTTGTGGTTGCTTTGCTTCAAACTCTGAATAATGAACTAAAGAACCATTCCATTCTCTAACCATTTCTGAATAAGGAAATCTTAATCCTGATCTATCGGAAATTGCTAAAGCATTTTTACCTGAAGCATATCCAGCCATTATTCTCCAGCTCCATAAAAAGTTTGTGGTGAAATAAAAGTAGAAGTACCTTGATTGTCTGCATCAAGTGCTCTTAATAATTCACTTTCATATCTTCGTTCTAATTCTCCAGACATTTCTGGTGAATATTTTTGACTTAAATAATAAGCAAGTCCTGACATCATACACGGATAAAATCTATTAATAACATCTGATGTAAAATTATAAGAACCTGCGTCTTGAATTTTTGCTAAATAATAAAAACAAAATTGAAAACTAGTTGGTGTTGTTGTGCTTGATACACTTGAACTTGGTGTAGCATATAAAAAAATACTTGGATTTAATTTTCTCTCTACATAAAATTGTGAAGGAGTTCCTTTAGTTAATTTATTTGGTGTTTGTGAATATTGTGATCTACTGATTTGTGTTAATGCAATATCTTGAGGTGCAGTTGTAGTAGAATTATTTCTATAATAAGCTTCTAGTAGTGAATCAAAATCAAGAGGAAAGTTTACTGAATCAGTTGCATAACTATATTCTGCTTGTCCTTCTATTAAAGGAATTTTAGCTAGTTTTACTTTCCATAAATGAACACCTCTATTACCCCATTCTTGAAACATTATATTTAATGATCTTCTTGCAGATCTTAATTGATAACCAGTTCTAGTTCCTCTTACACCTGTTCTCTCAAATGCTTCTTCTATAATGTCGTCTATTTGTGGATTAAATTCTGTAGTTTCTGAAGTAGGTGAAATAGTTTGTGCAGTATTACCCATACCGCTGTGAGCAGTACAATAATAAAATAATAGTGGAGCGCCTGTAGTTCTAACAGGTGCAACATTAAAAGTTACACTTGCTCCTGCATTACCAGGAACTCCGGCTGTAGTTATGCCTGTAGTATAAGCAACACCGGCCGGTGTTGCGTGTGTTCCATTTGCAGTAGTTGAAAAAGCTAGTTGATGAGTTAAATTTGAACTATCAGATTGATCAAAGATATAAGTATTGCCTTCTTGTAAATACAAGACAACATTAGCCTCTCCGTTAATATAAAATTTATTACCGGTACCGTATTGATTAGTTCCCGTTGCTACGGTTACTGTGTAAGTTATTGTAGCCACAATTTAATCCTACGTAAATGTTATAGTAACACCAGGTGTTGCAGTTAAATCTAAATAAATTCCGTCGTCAAATAAAATTCCAGAACCAGGAACATAAAAATCTATTCCTTCAGTTCCAAATTTAAATGTAGCTATTACAGTTCCAGCTGCTCCTCCAGATTTAAAAATTATACTAGAACTTCCTGCACCTTCAGCTTGAATGCCAGTTATTCTAGCTCTTTGTCCTGTAGGAACTAGTTGTGCGTCTCCTGTTGCGTGGGCTACCTGTTGATCACTTGAGTATGATGCCATTTGTTTCTCCTTAAATTTTGTGTGGGCCGAAGCCCACACTTAATTAATTAATTACGCGTTGTTTATATTTTGAATATATTCAACTGTAATAAAACCAACTCCGCTTGTACCAGCACTAAAATCAATAAAGATTGGTAAGTCACTTGATCCTATATCAGCCCAAGTATCACCATCGGTAATTGTACCTGTAGATCCATATTTAAATACATTTGCTGCTGTTCCAGCTGCTAATGCTGTAAATACTTCAGTTGATGCAGAAGTTGTACCAACACTTATGTTAGCTGCATCGCACGCAGTAGTAATATTAATGATTATTTCTGTAATTTGACTATTAGCTGGAATTACAATTCCAGTGTCTGCTGCTGTAGTAGATTGAGTCCACCCTGCAGTTTGAGCCATTTTTACAAAACCAACATTTTTGACGTTATCGCCAACTGTTGTTCCTGTTGTATTTGAGATCGTTCCCGCTTTTATCGGTCCCGAAAATGTAGTTGTTGCCATATTAATATCCTCCTAGATATCTGAATACTGTCCCTAGGGTTGTCGACTATACGCGTCAGCATTCATCATTTATTAAATGTATAGTGAGTAAAATATACACTACATTTTAATAGAGTGCAAGAGAGCCTACAGTAAAAGTGCTAATTAGCGATGTAGCTTTTGATTAAGTAGCTACGGAAACTTTTGGAGCCGCGTCTTCGACAGTATTCTGTCTGTGAGCAATAGCTGCTTCTTCCAGCTTAATGTCAGTAATGACTCTTTTTACTTTGTCATCGATTCTGACCATTTCAAGAGTATATCTATTATTATCTAGATGCTCCTGTTGCCACTTCAACTCCAAGGACCTTTTTTGTTTGTATAGGTCTTGTATCATCAACAACCTCCTCATAGGTTATTCTGTTTACTCGGTCGTCATATGAGTTTCCGAGATATTCCCAATTTATACTCTTTTCTCCTAATTTGTCAAGGATCGATTGTTCAAGAGCAATAGCATTATCTTCCGACAAAACATTAAATTTTGCGTAATGATCGTATGCCCATATTTTTACTGTGAATTGTTTCATGGTTTTTTCTTTCTATTTTGTAAATGTGGCCGAACTATGTTCGGCCACAAAAATGATTATTGCTTACGCACCTTCGCAACCGAAGATACCTCTAAAGTCAGATGCGCCAAAAGCGTATCTTTCTCTAGCTTTGTATCTAACGTTACCAGTATCGAAGTCTCCTTCCATTGACGTAGTCAACGGAGTTCTTGAGAACATCTTCATACCATTTGGAACGTCCGTAATAATGTACCAAGAATCAGCGTCAGTTAGGAAGTTGTTCACTCTGTAACCTTGAGGAATCATACCCATTGAGTTGATTGCATTGATGTCATTATCAGCAGTCTGAGTTCTACCTTGAGACTTCATAAGTCTTTCAGCATTGAACTGATTCGCAGAAGGAATTATCATTTTAACTCCTTTAGCTGCGATTCTTAAACCTCTTTCATCAGTCATAGCTGCGATATCAATCAAAGCTTGTTCTAATGAAGTTTCGTTTAAGTCTGCTTGCGTAGTTAAAGTGTTTGATACTGTACCCGCGATAGTTGGGTGAGCAGTACTAAACAAGTTTTGTCCATCACCTGTTTGAAAAGCAGTTCCAGCTGCGATTGCTGGTAAACCGTTGTTCAATGGTTGTGCGCCTTTAACTTCTTTTGCATTAGACATAGATCTTGCAAGAGCTTTTGTGTATCTAGAAGAAAGTCTGTCATAAAGGTTGTCCTCTATTGCTTCTTCTGTGATAGCGAAAGCTAAAGCGATCGTTTCCATTGTGTATCTAGCAGTATAAGTTTCTTGAGCGTCATCGTATGATACTCCAGCACCTTCTGCTTTTACATCTGCGTTAGCGAAACCAGATAACATTACTTCCTCTTCGAAAGCTCTGTCTGATGATTCCGTAGTATAAATCTCAGCGTGCTGATTATCATACCTTTTGTACTCAAGTCCGAATAGTGCATTCAAACCTGGCTCTAGTTCTTTGACTAGCTGTGCTCGTGATATTGCCATATTATGCTCCTACCGTTCCTGTTCCGAACCATTGTGACTTATTAGCAACAACGACAACAGAAGCTTGACCTGAAAAGCCTGCTAATGCTGGGTTAGTTTGTGGAGTAGTTATAAGATCCTCATTTTCTGGATCTTCCGCTACTCTTAACAATCTCCATTGGTTGTTAATGTCATGAACAGTTCCTACTGTTAATTGACCATTTGATTGTCCAGATATAGTAGAACCGGAAGCTGTTGTAGTTCCTTCTGCTCTAACTGTTAAACCATATGTTCTTCCCATGTTAACTTGTGCTGCATCGCCATTGGCACCTAATCTAGTGTCTAGCTGTACAACATATTGTTGAAATGGGTTATCTATTACAAACGCGTCGATGTCACCGTTGTTTACATTCGCTGCCGGTACCGTAGCACCAGGAAAGAATGAAGCAAAAGTTGGTTTTAATGTATTTGCATCTGTGTAGAAGCAACCATTAAATACACCAATCGTTGGAACTGTAATAGCGTCTTGTGCAGTGACTACATACCCCGGATCTACACCAGCACCTGTTGCAGAATCGTACTGCACAGGCATACCCATGTAGAGAGAAGTTGGATAGCCACTATCGATTTTGTATTTGTTCTGACCACCAGTAGAAGGTGTTGCACCTAATGTACCAGCAGGGATCAAACCAAAACCTTGTGTGTTTCTATTTGCCATTATTGTTTCTCCTTATGAACCTGCCGTCGTTAAACGGCCTCCAGTTCGGTTTATATTTTTCGTT